CCTCGCCGAACGCCTCCACACCCCATTCCTGAATCGCCTGTCGGGCCGTGCGGCGGAACGTGATAAGCACTGTGTCCACGTTCCCGCAATGGTCCTCTTTGATGAGGAACGACGGCACGGGGTAGTCGCGGTAGTTCAGTTGGCCGTACTGACCGTCCCACTCTGAGTACAGGCAACCCGTGCCGAACACCGCCGCGCAGCCGCGAAGCGTTTCATTCAGTTGAAGTACGAAGTTGCTGGCGTACAATTCGTCGTGAGCCGTTTCCGTCGCCCTCATGCACCATCGGCGGATGGGGTCCATCTTGTTGAGATCGCGGTTCTTGGCCTTCAGACGGAACGCATCTTCCCCGTTGGGAAACATTGCGGCGAACAGCCCGGAAGCCATCTCCTGAGAGTCACGAACGGCCACGGACGAGAATATCTTAACGGTCTTATCTTCGCCCGGCGTTGTCTTGACATTGATCTGATCCTCGCGGGGATAGGCCAGGTCAGCCGCATCCTGCCAGATGCCGTACCAGAAGCCCTGCGCCTTGGACTTCTCACGGTCACGCATGCGGATAATGTCGTTGGCGCGGCTATCCATTGAGAACCCCTTCGGCGATGTAGTCCAGCGCCTCTAATTCATCCACCCGGCGCTGAACATCGACGTAGTTATCTGTCCGGTATTGCACTTCGGGGATTTGTAGCATCTTGGTTCGCCCGTAGATGTCGGACCATAGATCGGACAAGTCGTCCGAATGGCCCGTCACTTCGGCAATGATCGCGTTAGCGCCGGAGCAGACCAGCCGCCCTTCATTGAGCATCACATCCAAAGGCCACGTATGCTCGTCGTCCAATTCAAGGCCAAGGAGCGGTACGCCTTTGTCCTGCGACACGTCCTCGCAATGAGGATAGGGCGGCATGGTCAGCCTCAGCGCCCCCAGCCATTCTTCCAACGGATCAAGCGTCGGAATCTCGCCGGAGGCAATCGCTTCAAAGAACTCCCCTAACGGCATATTTAGGCCCTCGGCAAAGGCGTAGATGGCTGAGTAGCCGAACCGGGGCGTCCATTCCAGCATGTACGGAGTCTCGTCGTCGGCGACGATACAGTTGATGTCCAGCGGTCCAGTGAACTTCTGCGCCTTCAGCCAGGGCTGGAGCTTCTTGAACACTTCATCGTAGATTCTAGGGCACAAACCGAATCGCACCGTAGACCCCATGCAGCCAGTGTTGGGACCGAGATCGCCCGGCATGAGCTTCTTCTGTTCCAGCGTGTTGTTGTAGCTGCCGGGGATAATCACGCCTTCGACGCACCAGACCTCGCTGGAAACCTCCGTTCCCTCGACGACCTGTTGCAACACGAACGACGCGTCACCCTTCCAGAGCGTCTCGTAATGTTCCAGCATGGCAACCATCTGTTCGGTGCTGGTGGCCACGAACGTCGGGATGTCCTCTTTGTTGTCGTTGGGCTTGAATACCCAGCCGCCATCACCCTCATCGCCCTTCTCGGCCAAGAACTCTTTCGCTGCGGCGAAGTCGTTGAACTCCTGCGAAGGCGGAACGGCAATCCCGTGGTTCTCTGCAATCGCCAGCCCGAACCCCCGGTCAAGTTCCATTTCGTCGGCGATCTTGCTGCCGCCGATGACCCTGAATCCTTTGGCCTTGTACTCGTCAACCTCTTTGCCAAAGCCGCTCATATCGAATACCAGGATCGTGTCCTTGCTAATCCCCTGCTTCCAGTCCTTGACGCGCGGCAGAATCCCCTGGTAGAGATTCGGCGCATCCGGGACTTTGATCCACAGATCAACGTCGTGGCCCTCAGCCGCCAAGCGCAGGCCGAGGGCGGCACCATCGCCGTACTTCGAAATAAGACGGCACCTACTCATCGTCTAAGTCGTCCCAGCCATCCCACAGCAATTCATCCTCAGGGAACTCGTCGTATGGAATCGGGCAGTTCATATCAGCCGCCCACAATGTTTCCTTGCCAGATCAATTCAAGAGGTCCTATACACACGATCCAAAACATACACCCAACATTGGGGGCAGGCAATCGCTCTGTGAGAAATCGCTTCCAATGCCGCCATTTCCAAGACCACTGAATCGCAAGTCGGCCAATCTCCAGTTTCCCACCCCAAATATGCCAATGCTCCCCGAACCGAATCCGCAATGCTCCATAGGGTGCTATTTCTGCTCTCATGCTCTATCCTCCTAAGAGGGTTTTCTTGCCGGTGCCGGTCGGCACAAGCGCCCCGGTCAGGATCGTCTGCTCAAAGCCGCTACGTTTCTTGGCCCGCTTCATCGTCAAGTCCTCCACGGCCGCGTCGGGTTGAGGCACAGCAGGTGGCGCGGGAACAGGAGGCATCGACGGTTGTTTGGGCTTAGTAAACAGGTTCATTGGTTGCCCCACTGAATCTTGTCAAAGTTGTCCAGATATCGCTGATTGCGCTTGGGAGCGAAATGACTCCCCTTCCCCGACATTCCGCGCTTGTGTTCTGGAATCCAGCCGCCGAGATGGTTGCACTCCCCGCGACGGTATGCCCGAACGATTGAGTCTTTGATCTGACTGACTTGCTCGTTGTCTTTCATCTGCCGCCCATCCATCCGTCATAGGTACACGCCGCATATTCAGGTTCGTGGTTCCACGCCGACTTCCCGCCCGGCGTCACGCGCTGGACATATTTGGCCGCAAGAAGGAAGTAGTTGAGCGCGTGCCGGTAGTGGTCGCCCATCGCGCGCTTGCCCGAAACAATCCGATACCGATACAGCGGCCGTCCGGTCTTTTCCTGAACTTCGAGTACCTTGGCCATGTTGCATACCTGGCCGATGAAGTCGTCCACGATGTTCGAGCGCCGGGGTATAACGATCCGCTTTTCAGTGAACAGCCGGTGGGTCTTGTCGCATATCTGTGTTCTGTCGCTCTTGACAATCCCGGTATCCTCGTCATAGTGTTCCTCAAGGGGAGAGGCATCGAGGTACTGACTGAGATAGACCTGGTACGTCTCGGCCTTCTGGAACCGGCGCACTTCATCTTCGTAGGGCCGGATGTCCAGAACAGCCGACTTGACGTGGAAGCGGTCTGCCAGGTCGTGGACATCGTTCAGGGTAGCCACTTCGGCCACCTTGATGATCTCGTACGTCTCGCGCCCGGTTCGGACGCCGATGACGACGTGCTTCCCCTTGCCCATGTCCACGCCCATCGCGCAGGGGCCTCCATGCCCCGAACGCATGGGTTCCGTCCCGCAACATCCCCTGACAACCGCCTGTTGAAGCTGGTCGTCGGCCTCCACATGCGGCAGGCCGAGCCTGAGCCGCTTCACGTCGCCAAGGTTGCCGTTGGGCGGGTTCTGGAAACAGTTCTTGATGTCCATCGGGTCGTTGAACACTGAGTCCAACTGGGACCAGTGGTAGCCGTGCATGTACCCCGTATTGCTCGGCACCATTGGCACCCACTCGCCCGGATACAGCGCCAAGGACTCCCCGCACTTCTTACAGGCGATGTAGCCCTTGTGCTGCGCATCTTCTTTGACGCACTCCGGGAACTCCAGGTCTGCCGAAGTGAACGTCCCGCAATGCGTACACTTGCGATGCCAGAATCGCTGGTCCGATACCTCGAACTGCGCGTCGATCCCCATTCCGGGAATCGTCGGGTTGGACAGGTAGGATTCTCGCTTGATCTTTGAATGGCCCATGCGCTGCTTGGCCTTCTCGATCACGTCCTCGTCCATCAGGTCCAACTCGTCAAACACGCACTTGTCCACAGGGACAGACCGCAACTGAACGGATTCCTTGCCTTCGGCCCCGAAGCCGACACGCTGATTCAGCCGCGCGCCGCGAAGGTACAGAATCCCAGTCGGGCCGATGGTCTTGACATTCGCCGCGTCAGTCCCCTTGCCACCGGATTTGGTGTACTGTTTGATGAACAGCGGGTTGGCGTCGATGAGTGTATTCAACCGGGACTTGGAGAAGTCAATCACGTTGTCCTGAGTCGGGAACAGGTACAACACGCCGCTGGGATACCGTCCGTAGATCAGGCCGTGGACGCTATCGAGGATTTCCAGTTCGGTGATTCCGCCCTGTGTGGCCTTGCGAACGCACTTCCGCTGCGCCTGCGAGCGCAGAATCTCCATCTGGTATTCGTGACCCTTGAACGTGAACGGACCTGTCTGAAGCCTGACCTTGCGATAGTAGGCCCAGTACGCCGCGTCTACCGTCGCCAGCGTATCAATGTC